CTTGTTCCAACGGGCAAACTCAGCGGCAGCACCGGCGTAGTCCCCAGCCTTGTGCTTCTTGATGAGCGTGGACGATGCGAGCGCACCTGTCCCAATATTGTACGCCATTGAGATAAGCGCGCCGCGCTGACTGTCCGTTGCAGGAGCGCCGCCAAGCGCCTTCACTACCCCCGCCTCATAACCCACCAGATCAGTCGCTAGACGCCCGTCAGCTTGCGCCTGCGTCCATACCACGCCGCGGCGGATGCCGGGACCGGTTGCGCCCCAACCGATGGTCCAGGGATCGCCGCCACTGCCGGGGTCGGGATAAGCCTTCAGGCGGCAACCTTCGAAGTTCTTGATAAGCTCAGCGGCTATCTTGATCGCGCTCACGGCTTCCCCTTCTGCGCCTGCCACAGACGCCCTTGTTCGACGGCCAGCTTGTTGTTGCGCGCATGCTTACGATCGCGCCACGTGCGGCCGACGAGGAACATGATGGCGCCGACAGTCAGCAGCGTGACGGCCCAGCCCTCGAATGGATTGTTGTTCTTGTAGAGGATGACAGGCACGGTCAGAAATGATCCTGTCCCCATCATGCCAAGACCGTAGCGCTCGGTCACGTTCGCCATCTCGCGGAACTGTGCCAGCTTGTAGATCACCACGACGGTCAGCACGACACGGCCTATCGTGTTTACGATGTCGAAGACGCTCATGCCTCGTCCTTCCCGCCAAAGAATGCTTTGGCCTTCTGGATGGCGAAAGGCATCAGGATGTTCCAGCCGGTGCCGCCGATGTAGACCACCGCGTTCGTGCCGCGGATGTCGTCGGGCATGATGCCGAATTTAGATGCGGCCCACGGCATGAAGAACACTGCAAAGCCGAACCCTGAGAAGAGCGTGAAGCCGATGTCGGCCCAGGTCATTTCCTTATACTTCATCTGTGCCAAAGCAGTGATAGCGCCCGCCATGGCTGACATCACCAGCCACACATGGCGCATATCCTGCTGCTCAATCATCACTGCGCCTCATACGACGAAACTGCCGAAGAACGCTGGCAGGAAGCCCTGCCCAGAACACGAAACCTATCGCGCAAACCAGACATACGATCGGCAATTCCATCACCCCCGACTACGAACAGGACCGCAATCTGGACGACAAGGCACGCGTCAAGAACAGTCTCATATTCAACATACTGGAAACCATTGAGCCAAGCCAACGCATGCATGAACAAGGTGGCAAGATAGACGGTCCAGATCATCGGCGACCACCATATACTACGACCCGCCCATGCCACAACAACAAGACTCAATAGGTCTGCCAATGCCCACATATCTTCATGACTGGCAGGCAAGCCCCACACCTTCAGGATGTGCGCGGGCGAAAGCGGGTTATAAATCCACGGCATTGCGAACAACAACCAGTTCGCGGCAATGACTGCCGCGCACAGCTTGGCAAACCGGCGCTCCTCATAGGCATGTGCCGCCACCACTAGGGCGACGGCACACAGCAGGCCGAATGTGACCAGCTTCAGCATCTATCAGCCGCCGGGAGGAGGCGGGTTCTTGACGCCGCCACCGCCGCTGCCGGCGTCAGGGGTGGGCGTACCGGTGCCCGGACCCGTGCGCGGCGGCACAGTATCGTCCAGCGTCTGCGCCTCCTGATCGTCGTGATCGTGGCCCTTGTGTGGTTTCTTGTCGCTCATGTCGCATTGCTCCTGTGGTGCGATGAGGCATATTAATAGCTGGATCATGATATGAGTGCTAGCGCCGAAAATACCGCATTACACCACCGCCTTTACGGTGCCGTCTGTCATTCGGTATATGGAACCTTTAACCAGACCAGCTGCAACCGCTGCCGCGTTGTCAGCAAAAGGTCCAGCCGCAATCAGTTTGCGCGCTTCGATAAAACCAACATCGATTTCGCCCGTGCCACTGTTTATGCCGCGCATAAATAGGGCAGTATCCCCGTCACCTTGGCCAATGCCGATGCGATAGCCGGTATAACGAGGACCGAAGTAGGCCGGGAGATTTCCATTCGATACTTCCAGGCCGGTTGACGGGTTGAGCGCCGCGCTGGACGCCATGCCCGCCAGCGTGGCGCGCAGCGAACGCACCCCGGCCTCACCTTGTGACCCAGAAAAGTGAATACCCGTACATCCCGCAGCCAACTGCCACCCCTGCCCCCCGACTGAGATAGCGGGAGACATGATCCACGGGCGGGGTTGCCCCTCCTCCCTATAGCATGCGACGAACACCGAAGCGGCGTTAGGATTGGCATGCTTAACAGGACCGCCGCCGATATAAGTGCCTCCGTTCGCCCAAGTCGGGATAGCGGCATCACCGGCACCGTCTTCCACGTAAGACCAAACATTCCCTTTCGTTCCGGGCTGCGTTGACCCATAGGAAGCTTCCGCACCAGGAACGCCCTGATACCGCTTGCCAGCGTAATGGACCATCTGGCCGTTATACTTGAAGTGCATGGATCCCATGAACGAGCAGCATAGGAAGTTTTGAGCGTCTAGGCCCCACTTGTAGTTTCCGCCGAAAGTGTTGACACCTTCGAAAGAACACACGTTTACGTCTGCCTCCGCCCCAGATGAGCCTAGCTGTATGCCAGTATAATTCGCGGATACGGTTATGTTGCGGAAAATGCAGCCACTGGCCTCTCCTTCCACAAAATCGCTGGGAGAGGTCGGGTTGCTGGTGCCGTATACGAATATACCCTGCGACGGAAAATTGGTAACCATAACATCAATAATTTTGACGCGACAGTTCGCACGAATTGCGAAATTACCGTTAGCGGTCTTCGGTTGCGCCGATTGAAGCGAACGGAAATAGATGCCTTGGATCAGTGTGCCATCTGCGCCGTAATGCGTTGGCGTGACAACTTGACCGTTTGTGGTGTTGTATCGGTCAAGAACAAGTCCGCTCTCGGCGCATTCGAATATCGTTGCAGCTTGGCTCCCCTCGACGCCGCCGCCTTCACCGATGATCTGGCACGAACAGGCAATAAGAACGCGAGATGCGAGCTGAAAACGGCCAATACCAACACGAATGCGCGGCGCACTGCGTAGTGAAGGATAAGTGGCCGCATCGCCCTGACCTGAGAAAACCATATACGCCAGTGCAGAGCGGATTGCCGGCGCACTGTCGAACACACCAGGGACAGAAGGTTGCGCGCCGAACTGTTCAATCCACAAATCACGGGGATCACGGCGAAACACGCGTCCAGCGAAATCCCTAAACATGGCCAACGGATAAGCGGCGCGATCAGTTTCTGACAACGTTGAATCATAAATAAAATCACCACGTGTTGCACCCGAAGTGCGTACACGCGTGGTGCCGTTGTCGATGTTTGGACGCATGCCCGCAGCGAACAAGCCGATGCTTTCGGGATTAACACCTGGGGCGCCGGGGGCGCCATCCTGACCAGGGGAGCCGGGCGGTCCTGGCTCCCCCGTATCCCCCTTGGTCGAGTTCATAGCAACGTTCTGCACCCGCAGCTGCAAGCTGGTGGCATTGGGCGCGTAGATGTCGAGGTGATACGTCCCTGGCTCGACGTAGAAGTCGAGGTTACCGTAAGCATCCGTCTTGGCGGCATTATCCACGCCCGATACGGTGCTGATCGGCGTGCCGTTGTTGTCGGCAGCGATCGTCACGCCATTGTTCGTGGCAGGATCCACCACGCGCGCAAAATAGCCAATAAGGCTGTCGCCGCTGGTATTGGTGATGGCCTCGAAATAATGGTGCATTGCCCGCCCCTACTCTAGAACTTCATTAAAAAACGATAACTGCACGCTGGCCGTGGCTGTCAATCCTCGTGCATCGGTGCATGTCACCCGTGCCACAGCCTCAGACGATCCATAGGCCGGCAGGTACGCGCTAAACGTAGTTGACGCATTGTTAGGCGTAGCGATGCCTGCGTTACCGGAGATAATCTGCCACAGGTACGAATAAGGCGCCGTACCCCCGGTAGGCGTTGCCGTTGCGGGAGGTGTAACGGCTGTGCCCGCGGTTGGCTTCTGGGTCGTTCTGGCACCAGTGAGGGAGGGCGGCGCGCTTACCGAGAACGGTTTGGCGAAGCTCAACACCGTGCGCCACGCATCATTGATATAGGCCTCTGCACGCGTAAACGAACGCCAAGCCCCACCGATGTAGATCTCGCCCCGTGTGGCCTTTCGCCATGCGCCAGAGTTGAACGTTTCCATCAGTAATAGAACACGATCATACCTTCGGCCGCGGTTGGCCGTATCGAGCCTTCGGGAAGAAACATCACACGGCCATCGGTCTGACCGGAGCCTGCATGGTGCAGATATGCGCCGCGAGACTGCCGAAAGATGTCGCCGGTATACGTACCGCCAGTTGAGGGCACGAAGCCGCCAACGGTCGGCACCTTATCAGCACTGTCACGGATAACAGCAGCCGTATACCTCAAGGCACCGTTGATATTTGCGGGTGAACAGCCTTCTGACACGTCTAGCCCACCAATTGTCAGATTCTGGTTCGGGTCCGTCGAAAATTCCGATGCACTTGGCATGTATCGTACTCCGCAATTGTGCTATATTACCGGCATGTTGGGTATTATGCTAGGCATCGTGTTCAAGGGCTTCATCTTCGAGATGGTCCATCGTTGGCGCGAGCGCTCACTGTCCCGCCAGATAGGCGCCACCGCCAGCGAGCATGGGGGCGCCGAATATCCCACCAAGGCCAGCGCGGTTCTTTATTGCTCGCCCAACGATCTGATCGGCGGTTGTACGATTGAGCAAGGCCGCAGTTAGGGCCTTCTGCCCTGCCTTAGTGCCGCCAAGCGCCAGCAATGCTGCGCCTGACAGGCCAAGGCCTGTACCCAGCCCAGCGCCTTCCCCGCCGCCCGCTGCGTAGCCGGTTCCGGCTCCAGCACCGCCCAACCCAAGCGCGCCCAACCCGCCGGCCACAATAGCGCGTCCGGTCGTGCCGCTATCTGGCACCACACTAGGCAACACATTCTGCGCTGCCTCTTGCAACGCCTGCAATGGCGCCTTGCCGCTGTTCAAGGCCTTCATACCGTTAAAGCGGCGCGCATTCTGACGGATGGATTGACCAAGCTGTGCAGCAGTAAAGTCGCCACCGTTGTTCATGGCGCGGGCGCTGGCCTCTTCGACAATCGATAGCCCTCGGTTTGCCCGATTCGCCGCCTGCAAAGCAGTGGGCGTACCCGGTGCCTGCCGCTCGGCTAGGTTGAACAGCGATTCCTCAATGTCGGTAGCGCGATCAGCGAACAGATCGGATTGCACCTCGTTCCGGCTGATGAGCGCGCCGCTATCTTTGCGAAGCCCTTGAACCGCTGCCTGCAACCCTCGCCCGTCGATCTGCTGCCCCCTGAATTGCGGAGCGACGCGATTTTGCAAGGTGGACGCAAAGGTATCGCGAAGTGGTCCGGGGAGCGTATTTGCCCCCTGCAACGCAGCGCCCAGTTCGCGCCGATACATCGGATCGATAGTCAGATTTACCCCGCCAAGCGCGCTATCGTAGGCGTTACCTACGGCAGTGCGCCCCTGCTCAATGGCCTCACGGCCAGAAGTCGCAGTGATGTTATTAGGAACACCGTCAACAGCCTGACGAACAGCCGCAGGGCGAAGAGCGGAAATGCCTTCGCGGTATCGATTGCCGATAATATCTCCCACACCAGGGACGCTCATAAGGCTATTTTCTACGCGCCGAGCCGTACCGCCGAGAGTTTGTCCAACGGTAGTGGGGACGCCTGCTTCTCGTAGCGCGCGAACATCGGTATTCTGTATGCCGGTCAACGCCCCACCAACACCGCGCGCGGCTGCCCGACCGGCAATACCGCCACCCAATCCCAGGCCACCACCCAACGCCGCGCCAAGAACGCGGCTTTCCCCCGGCCCATCCGCATCGCCAGCGCCAGAAATGGCGCCGTACAAAGCGTCAGCGCCTCGGGCAACCCAAGGAGTTGCGCCAATGCCGGCGCGAGCAGCCGCAGCGCCTAGCCCAAGCTCAGCGCCAGCGGCAGCGGCCGTGCTGCCAGCCATGGTGCCAAGTAGGGAAGCCGTAGGGCTTTTCTGCTGAGCGTAATCTAGCGCCAAACCAGTCGAGCCGCCCGCAATGCTGTCAAGGTTGTTGCCGGTCAGCGCGTTAGTAGCCTGAGCTGCATAAGCGCCAACATCACCACCTATACCGCCGCCAGCCACCGCGTTACCAAGCGCATTGCCGAATCCGCTACGTGTATCGGCCATCTCTGGAGGCGCGAAGTTCAGCGGCCCGCGCTTGTTGATTGCCTCGATCGCCTGCGGATCCGCGAACGGCTGATAGCCATTCTCAGTGAGAAGCTGGTTGAGCTGCTGTACGCCAGCGCCCTGATTGTACGCCTGCTTCAGCTTCGTGGCCATCGCCACGCCCGCCGCGTCTGCGAAGGTAGAGCCTGCACCGCCAGGGCCACCGGAAACACCTCCAGCAACACCCGCAACGTCGTAGCCTGCGGGACCGGTGGGGGGCGGAGGATTGCCGCTACCACCACCGCCGGATGCTGCGATCATGGGCGCATTGCGATCCTGCTGCGGTTGGTCGCTCTGCTGCTGAGTAATCGCGGTCCAGTTGACCGGCTGCTGGCCAAGCGCCTTCATCTCCTCGTCAACACGGCTGCGGATGCTGCGCAACTGTTCTTCTACAGCAGCATCGCGCGTACCCGACGTAGGAAGGTTGGCGCGATCAAACATCGCAGCGTCACGATCAGAAACGGTGCCAGAACCCGGCTGGCGGAATGCAGCAAGGCCTTGCTGCGAAAGCTGCCCGCCCGCTACGTCAAAACGCGAGTTAGCGTCCGTTGGCAAGTAATCAAGAACGCCCTTGATGCCCTTCGTCTGGCCAATCCCGCTGTCATACAGCGACTGAGTCCGACCAACCTGACCCGCAAGCTGCCGTAGGCGCGAAAGACGATCAGTAATGGTTTGCTTGGCCTCTACAGGCGCGGCCAGATCGCGCTCCGCCTTCTGGTTCGCCAATTGCTGCGCGCGCAACTCTTCAGCGCTCATCTGCGGCGCAGTTTGGAGCTTTACGGCGTCCAAGGCAATTTGCTGCGCCGTCTTCTGGTTGCCGAGCTGCGCGCCCCCGAGATCCACCGATTGCCGCTGTGCCTGCACGGGATTCGGCGCCACAACGCTGCCACCGCCCTGCGGCGCAGCCTGTGCCAACCCTACGGGGTTGCCAGCGTCATCGACGTACCAAATGTTGCCTGCTTCGTCTCGCGCCTGCTGCTGTGCCATTATACCCCCAAGCGGCGAAGAATGCCGTTTGCATAAGCGTTCGTCTTAGGTCCCCAGATACGACGATTTGGGCCACCATGGTAGTATTTTAGCGCATCCGTAACGTTGCCAGTCTTGTCCAGCGCTTCGTCCAGATACGCTTGACCTATAGCCGACTGATACTGCTTAGCCGCTTCCGATGTACCGGACATGAGATCAGCGCGATACGGCACCCCAAGGCGTTTGGCCAACCCCTGCGCTGTCGAGGGTAGAACCTGCGTCAAGCCCTGCGCCTGTCCGTATTGCGTCTGCGGACCAGCCACGCCGGCACGGCCACCGCTTTCCTGCTGGATAAGATGCGGCAGGATGTCAGCGGATTGGAAAGGTACGCGCCCCACCGCGGGGCGCACCTCCCATGTTACCGCCGCCAAGCGGGGTTAGTTTGCCGACAGGCGCTTGTGGAGCGCCGCCGCCGCCGAAGCCAGGAGCGGGTGGCTGGACCCATCGACCACCACCCGCGCCATCCGACACAAAATTCGGTGCAGGACTGGCGAGGGTTTGCGCGCGCTGCATGTAGAGCTGTCGTGCCTGCGGGCTGGCGGGGTCGATGCCGGCGTTGCGGAGGGTCTGGGTGAAAGCGTCCTCGTTTGGCGTCTTGGGTGCGGTATACAGCGACTCATACTGACCCGTCTGCGGGTTAAGCCGCACGATGCTGTCACCAATCTTCTGTGGCGCAAATTGAGCTTGCTGTGCCTGAAGTTGCCCGAACTCCTCCTGATCGCGCGCCGCTAACTGGTCGGCGTTGTTGTGGTTGTTGCCAAAGGCGTCAGCGAGCAGCCCAACTTTGTCCAAGAACGATCGCTTACCCTTGAACGACGTGGCGGTAGACGGTGCCAGCGTAGCCGCCGCGGGCGACGACGATGCGCTACCTGCCGTCATGGCCGGATCGCCCATCATAGGGGCGCCAAACAAGCCCTTTTTACCTCCGAACAAGCCCATCAGAAAAACCCCGCCACGCTCTTGCCGATATTTAGCCCCTGACTGATGCTGTCCATCAGCGACGGGTTATAGGTCTGCTTTTGATTGGTATACTGACCCAGCAAGCCGCCAATGCCAGCCGCCTGCGTCTGCGCTGCCTGCAACGGCGTGAGCTGTGACTGCAAGATGCTCTGGATCGCGCTGATCGGCTGATACTGCGCCGCCGAAATACCCGCGGCCTGACCGGCGGCGGTGTCCATGCGGCCTCGCTCATTGCTGTAATCGGTATAACGAAGATTTGTGGCGTTGTTGGCAAGGTTGCGAGTGATGATGTCGCCAAATGCCGAACCGCCCGTCAGGCCGCGTGTGCCGAGCGAAGCGGTCAGGCCGTTACGCACGTCGCTGCCGGTAGCATCAATCTGCGCCTGCAAGTACGGGTTGCCTGCGTCGAGATACTTGCCGTTCAACACGTCGGTATTGTAGCTCTGCGCCGCCTGTACGTTCGGGCTGCCCTGCTGGTATTGCTTCACCAGATCGGGCACCAAACCGGACAGCGCATTCGTGGTGGCGCTGATTCCCGGCGCTGCGGCATTATAGGCATTCGTTACCGTCGCCGCCGAATTTTCGATCTGTGGCGCGTAAATTGGCCGGGTGGACGACTTGCTGGATTTAGAAGATACGCCCATGATTTATATCCCGTGACGCGGAGTGAAACTATAAAGCTCTTCAGCTTTTTTACGGGTTTCAGCGGCCTCTGAAAAGCTGTTAGTTGAAAGCAGGTTGATGGTTTTCCCATCGACTTTTATTTTAGCAAGCCAGCAGCCCGACCGCTTATCCCAGTACACACCTGTGGTGCCGCTTGTGTTGTTGGCCCATTTTGACGCGTTCTTCATGTTGACCGCTTGGGTTACATTCCGCAAATTGAAGATAGCATTGTTAATTTTATCGCCATCAATGTGATCAATAACGTCAGGCCACTCACCGTGCACCATCGCCCAAATAACGCGATGCTCAGGCACGCGGCCGGTCGGGAGCGCGATATAGCGATAGCCGACTTTCGCCAAATAACCCGCCCGCTTGCCCGCATATTTGGCATTCCAAGAGTTTGCTTCGCCCTGCGCTGTCCGAAAACCGTCTTTAAACCACTCTGAAGAGCGAAATTTCCACGTCAACTCGCCAGACGCAGGGTCATACGATAAAATCTCGCGCATCTGCTCAGGTGGCATGTATTCCTTGCGCGACATCATAGGTCCTTGCTGATTTCCACTCTTGTAACGCAATATCCACGAGCTTTCAATAATCTAGCCCATGCCGGACGCGATGATATGCAGGCAAAGGTCAAACCCTTGTCTCGCCCCCATTGCTCCGCTTGTTCGATCAATTCAAGAATGCCGCCAAGCGCGCCAGCCGCCGTCAAGCCGTGTAATTCGGTAGCACCGGCGGGATATTGCTTGACCGTAACGATGATAACGGCGTCATCCGTTCCGAACGCCAACGCATCACCGGACAGCAATTGCGTGTCCATCCAGCCAATTGAGAAGCACCGTGGATCCAGCAACGCTGCGATGTCCTCACGGTGGCGATAGTACGCATCCCAGGACTGCGGCGGGAATTCGATCATAGCGCTAACCATGACGTGCCGTTCCATACGCGCACTTGATGTAACGTGGTGTCGTAATACGTCTGCCCCTCAGTCGGCTGGAACGGTGCCGTATCAAGCTGCATAAACGGATTGGTGACGCGGACACGGTATTCTTTGATAAGCGCGTTGACAGCATTTGCCACCAGCCGAGGCCAATCAGTACGCTTGCCGTCCACCGGCACAAGCTGCATCCCGATCGTCGCCTCTTCGGCGGGATCGACCGGAGGCGCAGGCGGCTTTGCGGCAAACGTAGACGTGCCCGACATAGCCGCAGTGGCCGATGCGGTCCGGCGGCTGATGACAGTAAGCGCACTGGACCCTACGAAAGATACGATGCGGCCGGCAACAGCCATGCTCGACGCAGCAAACGTGGACGTACCGGCGAGCGCAGCGGCGCGTGATACGAGCGATCCGCCCATAGCAGCCAATGCGCCAGCACCCGACAACGCCGCGACACCAGCCGCGATCGTAGCGCCAGACGCCGCCATGGCCCCGGTTCCCGTCATCGCAGCGGATGCACGCGCCATCGTGACCCCGGCAGCGGCCATGGTGCCCGCACCTGCCATACTGGCGGTGCCGCTTACGGTGGT